TGGGGGTTAAATCACGCTTTAATTTTTCAAACAAACTTGTACTTGTCAGCACAGTAGGTGCTGTGTGTTTTGGGCTATGGGCTCAGCACGTGAGCATCTTGGCTTCTCTGAAGTAGCTCGCAACAGCCCCGGGCAACTGAGCCAATTGTTCTGGTTGCAGCATTGGCATCAGCTGTTTGGGCGGCACATTGACATGCCGCCTCTGCATGTTGTTGCATGCGCGTATGACCTTGCTGAATCCAATTTTTGCTATAACGCTCGGCGGTAAACCCAGCTGTACTGCCAGCCATGTTGTGCTTTCTTCTCTAGGGTTGTCGGCCTGTAAGATCCACGTCCGAAAAATGTTGTTTGGTAGCTTCGGCGTCTTTGCCTCTGGCAGCCGCTGAGCCAGATCTTCAGTTTGGGAATGGTGTTTTTTCTGTCGCAAGTCTGCTTTCATCGAACCATAAACATTGTCACGAGCGTATTCCTTGATAGCCGCATTCTCTTCCGACGCAAACTTGTAGCGTCGGTTTATCTGGTTGGTATATTCGCTTATTGCACTCGCCTCAGCCTGCCCGGCCAATATCGTCTCACAGGCAAGTGTGTCAGTCTGTATGAAGCTGGGTTGCGTTGGCTGGCTGCCATACATTTTGGTGGCCAACAGCATCCTCTTCCAAGGCATTCCTGCACAGAGCCAGCTTACGGTATTGATGCACAATTCTTGGAAAGTATCTGCTCGTCCACCACGCCGTATGCACGAGCTCGCAGCTTCGGTCACCTGCTCTGGGTATGCTCTTTTATCATACGCACTCATCTTATACCAACTGCCAGATACAAAGTTGTTTAGAGCTGGGCTGAGCGGCTGCGTCGGCAGGCGATTGCCTTTGCAATACATGTTGTACTGCAAGAATTCCGCAGTCAGACCACTCACTAGAATCTTCCTTGGTGACAGCGTGTGCCCGTTGTTTACGTGTGCATTTATATAAGACTGTGCTGAATCCCAGTCAATTCCAATCACCAGTTCATCATCTCCGCACATGTGTGTGTATGCTCCACTGTGCCAGCCAGGGTCGCTCGCAGCTGCAGTGATTCTGGCCAAGTGAGCATATGCATTGTGCAGCATTGTGTTGTCACGTGCAGTGTCACGTTCGCCACTTGACAGCCCCTGAGACACGCGGTGTCCATCAATGTAGTGGTTGAGGTGAGCACGCGCCATCCATAATGCAGCCACAGCTTGTTCGGTTTGCCCCAACATGGTGTAGCTTTTTGCAAGGGCCAAGTTTGCATACACCCGTGCCCGGATAGTATGAGTTTGGTTGAAGTCACTATAGTCGATGCATGCAATCATGCTCCCCTCTCTAATCAGGCTCACTCGTGCTGCTGTATGCTTTACGTCATCGGGTGTTTGCCGCATGAGTGAGCCTTGTATTGACAAATATTTCTCCAGGTTGTTGGATGCAAAAGCAGCTACTGCATATGAGCCGTCATCCGACGCTCTTAGTGCCCTCCTCTTTAGCCCAGGCTCATTTTTCGTTGCTGACCTACATATCATTACAGGACGTTTTTCGATTTGCTTCCTGAACCAATCGGCTGGATAGTGGCTGCATAGCAACGCTTTGGTGCCTCGCAGCTGTTTGTTTTCTCGCATTGCTGCACTGATGTGTTTTGGCATGTTCTTTATGCTCTGGCTGCTCGTCCCGTTTCCCAGCCATACACAGCGTGCTGCCCACCAGTCGCTTGCGCTCTGTGGTCGGCTGGGTGCTGAGCCTACTGCTTCAGCAGTGTAGCGCTGTAAGTGGTTGTACAACTCTTGATGCCAGCAATCACAGCCACTGTAGTGTGCTGTGTCGTATGCATGAGGGATAGTCACGCTTGTTCTCTGAGCATACTCCTCTGTTGTATCATGATGCCGCATGTCCCGCCCTAAGACGGTTTTGATTCTTGCCACCAACATGTGTTTTAGGTTTGGTGTTTTGGGTGCTTCACCATGCGTATGGCGCAGTGTTTTGTTTTCTTCCAAATGTGTTGCGTTGCGTGCAATGGTCTCTAGAGCAGTAGTTTCCCGCTCCACCCACTCTTTGGTCGGTGTCGCAGCCAAAGTTAACGCTATGCGCCGGTGCTCAACCATCAGGGCATCGACTAGTAACAATTTGGTTGCTACTATATAGGCAATTTGCCCAAGCTCCTTTTCTAAGATGCAGGTGCGTACGTATGCACACAGGTTTACTTTATTGGCGCAGGTTTGCAGTGATATCCGCATGCGGCCAACAAACCCAGCGGGTGCATCTTCATAGGCACTAGTGTCTAGCACCGTCTGTGGCAATGCACACTCTTTGGTGCAGCAGTGGTGTAGCAACTCAGTACACTGGCGTGCGCTCCACGCCGCCATGTCAGCTGCGGCCCGCCAGCGCCACCATGTTTCCGCGTCGCACAGCCCACGGCCAGCGTTCAGTCGCTTGGTTCGTGTGCAGATGGGCATGTCACAGTCTAGAATGTTGACTGCACGTCCACTGTCAGCATACCACTCGCATTTCCCACAGCGTGGGTGCCACTGGTGGATGCTTGGGGTGTCTCGTCGCATGAATCTGAGTCGCTCGAGCTGGCTACACCGACTTGGGTTGGCCCACTCACAGCTGGTGCGACTGTGGTAGCCATGTAGTTTTTTGGCACAGCTTCCTCTATAGAAACCACCTGTTGTGCTATCGCT